CCGGATCCCCGGAACCTCACCCCGCCGGAGGCGGGGGGGGGTTCCCCTGGGTTGCCATTGCCGATGTGCGTCGGGTTGTGCGTCTCGTTGTGCGGCCACACCTGACCCTTCTCAGCCATTTGGCTGAGGACAACGCTTCGTCCAGCGTCGAGGCTTGACACGTCTGGCAGAATGATTGAAGCCGGGGCACCCCGCCTCGGCCATCCCTCAAGGAGACACACCCCATGAGCGCAGAAACGCTCGAATGGCTCAACGCCAACGTCATGTACGGCTTCGCCCATCACCGCACCAACTGGGGTGCAGGCACGTCGTTCAGCAACGGTCAGCGGCCGTGGTTCGCTGACAGCAACTACAAGTTCCTTTACCCGGACGCCATCCCGGTCGAGGACGTCATCAACAACCTGTTCCACTGGGAACCCGTCGAGCAGATCCCCCATTTCGCCATCCCGTGCGACATGGCGACCGCTGACGGTATCGACACCAGCGGCCATCCGTTCCGTTGGGTCACCGACACCCGCCGCAAGGCGATCATGCGGCCCGACACCAACGAGGTGTTCGGCTATTTCGGCGCATCGTCGTACAAGGTCCACTCGTACGGCGAGTGGCTGATCGACAACGTCGCCACCATGCTCGATGCCGGCGAGATCGGCATCTCATCGGCCGGTCTGCTCCGTGGTGGCGGACAGGCATGGGTGTCGATCGAACTGCCCGACGACATCGAGGTCGAGGGCGCAGGACACATCCGGCCGTGCATCATCGCCGCGACGTCACTCGACGGGTCGCTCGCCACGACCTATGCGACCCGCATCATGCGGCCCGAGTGCGACAACTCGTTGCGACTGTCGCTGGCAGCATCCGGCGGCACACTGCGCGTCAAGCACTCGTCACGGTCCCTGACACGCATCAACGATGCCCGACAGGCGCTCGGCATCGTGTATCAGATCGGCGAGCAGGCCACCGAGTGGTTCGACATGCTGGCATCGGTCGACATCACCGACCAGCAGTTCAACGAGATCGTCCGCACGTTGGCACCGGTCCCGAACCCTGACGTGGTCGATGGCAAGGTCAAGAACCAGCGTGCCATCACGATCGCCACCAACAAGCAGGTCGAGTTGCATGACTTGTGGGCTCACGACCACCGTGCAGCACCGTGGAACGGCACCCTGGCCGGCGCATACCACGCTGTCAGTACCTGGCAGCAGCACATGCTCCCCCAGGACGACGTGCAGATCCGCCGTCTCATGGTCGGCACTGTCACCGGCACGTACGACAAGGCCGAGCAGGAGTTCTGGCAGATCGTCGACTCGCTGGACATCAAGCTGCCGGAACTGGTGGTGGCGTGATGAAGCGCCTTGCCATCACCGTGTCCGCCCGTTTCGTTGTGGACATCGACTACGACGTCGACCCGCACGACATGCCGTACAACATGGTCCACCACCTCATCGACTCGACGTTGGGGCTTGTCAAGGACGACCGGCTCCATGACGAGACGATGTTCATGCCCGACCCGAATGCGGACATCGTCGGTTCACAGCGCACCATCCGTGACGTCTACGGCACGTCGATCGACTGGGAGATCGACGAGGACGACCCGTGGCGACATGTGAGGGTCGTCCGATGATGTCGGCACCCACACCACCACCCAGCGGCCAGTTGAATTGCCTCCCCACCATCTCGTTCGGTGAGGGATGCGACTGGGCCTCACTGGAGTACTTCATGGCCCGCACCGACCTGTGCTACCGGGTGTGGTACCGCCGTGACGGCCACATCGTCCATGCCGACATCGACAACCTGTCGTTCGACGAGGGCTGGATGACGGCATTCCACGAGGGCTACGACGTCGACAGCCCTCGCAAGCTCGTCATCGGCCTCGACGACATCGTCCACATCCAGTACCAGTAGCCGCCTCTGACGGTTGCCAGCGGCACAGCGGGCCTCCATGGTCCGCTGTGCCAATGGGAGCAGTCAGTCCCGCTCCGCAACACACACCCCTGGTGCATCAGCACCCCACACCCCTGGAGACATCATGTCTTTCCGTCCACCCATCAACCTGTTCTCCGTCAAGGGCGGCATCGGCGCAACAACGCTCGCAGCTGTCCTGCATCGGGAACTCGCACACCCGTCGCACCGTCTCGACCGTGTCCGTACCGTCACCCCGGACATGCGCGACATGGCTGCGATCTTCGCTCAGTCGGTCGGTGGTTACACCAATAACGACCGGACGCTCAACTACGCGTTCGACGGTGTGCTCACCACCATCACCGCACAACACACTCCCCCGGCGCACGACGAGTGCGACATCGCCGAGGGCTACGGCCGTCCACTGCCCGGCTTCTACAACGTGCTGCTCGTCAAGCCGTGCTATCTGGCGCTCAGCAAGATCGTCCGGGAGCGCGACAGCTGGGAAGCCCCACTCGACGCACACATCGTCATCGAAGAGGACGGCCGTCCACTCAGAGCAGCCGATGTCACCCATGTGCTCGGCACGCGCTGCATCGCCAACATGATGTGGAATCCGGCGATCGGTCGCATCATCGACGCCGGCCTGCTCATGTCGCCGCAGTACACCCACTACGACCTCAATGTCGCGCGGTTCATCATCGAGGAGGCCGAGTGCCATGTCACTCGCTGACCAGCTGCTCACGCTGTTCGATGCGTTCTGCGACAACGCGTCGTCGTTCACCTGCCAGGAGGCTGAGGTCATCTACGACATGTACGTCGAAGCCGACCTGCGCACCGAGGCACACAAGTTCATGTCGCATCACGCTGACGGCGACAACGACGACAGCGACGACCACGCACCGCTGTACGACCACAACGGTTATCTGTCCGGTTGGAAGTACGTCGACCACGACAGCGAGGTCGCATGAAACTGCCAGCTGACCTGATCGACCATCTGCGCGACTGGCACACCCGATGGGCTGATGTCCAGATCGCCATGGATGAAGCCGAGATCAACTCGTCGCTCTACCCGGATGCCGACGACATGAGCATCGACCACTCGTACGAGGGTCGTGAACTGCTGCTGCTCGTCATCGAACACATCGGCCTGTAGCAGCCACACATCGACGCACAACCGGACCACACATCGCTGTGCGTCCGGTTGTGCGTCCGGTTGTGCGTCCGGTTGTACGGACACGCAGTCGCCACACAGCCACCACCCACCGTCCAGCGTCGAGGCTTGACACGGTGGGGATACTGACCCTGTCCGACCGGCACCCCGCCGGCGGCACTGCCTTAGGAGGGCACACACCCCATGGAACAGACATTGGACCAGCAGCAGTTGCACTGGGAGGCCGAACGGTCCCGCTACAACAGCGAGATCGCCGGGCTCACCGAGCGCAACAACAACCAGATGCTGCTCATCGAGAAGCTTGACGCTGACATCACCGAGATCAAGGCCGATCGGGACCGCTTGCTCAGCTCGCACTTCGACGCTGTCAGCGAGACGGACAGCAAGATGGCCCAGCTGCACAGCGTCATCGCCGAGTTGACGCAGTGCAACGAGACGCAGCAGCAGCGCATCAACAGCGACATCTTGGCTCTCAACGAGATGACCAATCAGCGCGATGCCTTGCAGGCACGGCTCGACACCGTGCAGGAGACGGTCAAGTCGCTCTACAGCGACGCACAGATCATCTCCGACGAGTTGCTCAGCGAGGCCGAGAGCCGCGACTGGTGCAGCGAGTACGACCGGTTCGTCGACCGCGTCAACGGGCGGTTGAGCCGCATCGAGTTGCAGCAGCGCATCCGTCGCTACGAGGTCAGCATGACCGCCACGGTGACGTTCAGGGTCGAGGTCGAGGCCACTGACGAGGACGGTGCGCTGCAGTACGCCAACGACATGTCGATCGACCTGCCGTCCAGCTACGGCTCGATGTACGACATCGACATCTCGGACCTCACCGCCGATGAGGCCAACCTGGCCTGACAGTTGCCAGCGGCACAGCACCACGCCCGGTAGTGGTGCTGTGCCAATGGGAGCAGTCAGTCCCGCTCCACAACACACACCCCACTGCCTCAGGAGGGCACAGCAATGGTCACAGATGATGACATCATTCGGCATGTGCGTCAGTCCGACGCACTACAACCCAACGCCATCTTCGTCGTGTCACCACTCGACGAGAATGCAACGTGCGGCACCATGTTCATGGTCCGTAACGTCCCCGACGACGCTGCCGACGATCTGCTCAGCAGCCTGTACAGCATCCACGTTCTCAGCCTGGCAGCAGGTGAGGACGTTCCGACGGCCGCATGGTACGGCCGTTGCCTCCCCACTGGGGACATCGTCATCGTCCACAGGGTCTCGTCATGAGCACCCTCAGCACCTTCGATGACCCCATCCACCTCCGCACCAATGAGCCGTGCGAGTGGTGCAATGCACCCTGGGTGCCCATCCCGCATGTCGCTGACCGAGCGATGGAGATGGAGCACAGCGAGGACTGCGCGTACTACCAGTGGTACTGCGACATCCTCGACGACCCGGAGGACATCGACATGACCGGAGTCCTGGGCGACGACATCGTCCCGCTCTAGTCCTGTGCCCTCCAGATGATCTGGCCGTCCACTAGCAGCCGCTAGTGGACGGCCATTTCGTCGTTTCTGCGTCCGGTTGTGCGTCCGGTTGTGCGGAACGACATGGGAGGCACCTTGGACACCACACACCGTCCACTGTGCAGCACTACAGCAGGCTTGACACGGTGGGGATACTGATGATGAGCCGATCGGCACCGGGCCGACGGCATTCATAGAGAGGACAGTGAGATGGCTCGCAAAGCCACTACCACTACTGACAGCAACAACGGACCGATCCGGCTTGATCCGGACCGATTCGGTATCCGGAAGTACGGCAAGTACGACAACCCTACGTGGGCCATCGTCGGACCGTCGGCAGACATCGCCGCCATGTTCCGGAACACCGGACAGCACTACGTGATCACCACGAGCCGTGGTCGTGACATGGTGATCATCCCGACCGGCACTGTGGTGAGCCGGAAGGTGGACGGACAGCCGGTCCGTATCTGGCTCGACGAGAATGGGGAGAAGCGTTCCGCCATGGTCTACAACCGCGTCAACAACGGCAAGACTGTGCAGCGCTACGATGAGTCGGCATTCGACTGACAGTGAGTGAGCAAGAACGGGGCGACCGTACGGCATCACGCCGTGCGGTCGCCCCTTTCTTCGTGTCCCAATTTGGCCGGCCCGGCCCGCCCGCCCCCTAGAGCGCACTTCGCAGGCCGATTTCGGGTGCTGAACTTCCCCCCTAGACGGTGGTTGCTCCGACTAGACTGGAGTGTGTACGCTGTCTGGACATGCAGATGGTGAGTGTTGTAGCGATCGTGGTGGTGGCAGGGATGGCGATGACGGTCATCTGGCTCCAGTCACGGCTGATGTCGGTCATGTCGAAGCCGCAGGTGGACGTATCTCAGGTTGTGCGGGACGTTCTCGACCGGTTCGTCGAACAGTCGAAGGTGTCGGGGGAGGTTCTGACCGGTGTGTATGCGCCGCCCGAGCCCCCGCCGGCAGCACCGAGCCCGTTCGTGGCGTACGACGAGAGCCCGCGCATGGTGTCGTTGGCTGATTTCGATGATTCGGACCCGACCGACGAGTATCTGCGGCCTGTTCGTTCTGCTGCGGTGGTGGTCGATCCGGCCGATGACAGCCCGTTCGGTGTGCCCGGCCTGACCTACGTCACCCGCAAGGACGAGCCGTTGACGATTGCCGACATCATCGGGACCGGCTATGCCCCGAGGTGACGCATCGCAGAAGGCTCGCCAGCGCGCCCGCAACGGCACGTCGCAGGGGTCGTCGCTCATCACCCAGGTCGCTGCTGGGATGCGGCGGCGGGAGTTCGACGAGATCGCCGACGTGGCCGAACATGTGGCGGACCTCCAGGCCGTGTTCCAGTCGGGCCAGATCATGGCGAACCGGGCGGTGACCGGGACGCTGGTGGCTTCGAAGGAATGGGCGCACGAAATGATCGACGCTGCACTGGCGTCACAGGGCCGTGCGGTGTACGTCCGGTTCTATGTGGTGCCGTTGCGGGCCTTGGTGGAGGACGATGACGATGATGAATGGTGATGCCAAGCCGCGCGAAGAGGTGCTGAGCGCAGCGTTCGGGCTGGTGTGCGGTGATCGGAACCGTGACTACGACGAGCCCTCAGCCAACTTCCGACGTATTGCTGACCTGTGGGATGCGTATGCCCGCGGTGTCGTCGAGTCGGGGCGCACATGGATCCAGCCTCACGACGTCGCTGTGCTGAACATCTTGCAGAAAGTGTCTCGGTTGACGACCAGTCCGACGAAGCTCGACAACTGGGTTGACATCGCGGGCTATGCCGCAACCGGGTTCGAGGTGACCCGTGGCTACCCCCAAACAGACTGACACGCTGACCCAGTTGGCGCAGACGGCGCTGGCTGCGGATTCGACGCTGAAGGAACGGACACAGAAGATGTTCGGCCAGGCGTTGCAGCGGGCCCAGTACATCTTGGACTTCGGCACCGATCAGGAACGGTCGGCGCTCATCAAGGCGATCGTGCCACAGATGATGCGGTCGTTGCAGGACGAACAGGCCGACGTCGAGGCGAAGGCGCAACGGGCTGCGTATGAGCGGATGCGTGAAGCGATGCGTGGCGGTCCGCCAGGGAAACGGGCGCGCAAGAAGTGACGCTGTTGACGATCACCCCATCGGCGTGGGACGACATGGACTGGGAAGCTGACGGACGGATCCATCTCGTCCCGCTGGTGTCCGAGTTGTTCATCCTCACCAAAGAGCGCGGCATCGTCCGGCTCGGCGACGTGATGAATCATGCCCAGCGCGACTTCCTGACACGCTGCGAGCAGCAGTTGAACGACACCGGCCGGATCCGCGCCTGCGTCCTCAAGGCCCGCCAGATCGGCCTGTCGACGATCATCGAGGCGATCATCTTCGTGCTGTCGATGCTGTACGACAACCTGAACAGCCTGGTCATCTCCCATGAGAAGGATTCCGCCGAGGCGCTGCTCGGCATGACGAGGCGCTACTGGGAGTCGTACCTGTGGAAGTCGATGCATGACGAGAAGTACTCGGGGCGCACCCAGTTGTCGTGGTCCGACACCGGCTCGAACATCCAGATCGCCACCGCCAAGAACGTCAACGCCGGCCGGTCCCGCACCATCCACTGTATGCACGCTTCCGAGGTCGCCTTCTACGACGACCCGGAGACACTGATGACCGGGCTCCGCCAGTCGATCCCGACGAACGGGCTGTCAGCAGTGTTCTACGAGTCGACGGCCAATGGTGTCGGCAACTTCTTCCACCGGCAATGCGTCTCGTCGATGAAGCACCAGTCCGAGTACGAGTTCTTCTTCTACCCGTGGCATGAGCACCCCGAGTACACGGCGAAGTCGATGCCGTCATCGGAACAGAAGAAGTACACCTTGCTGGCCGACCCTGACGACGAAGAACTGGCGTTGCGCAAGATGGGCCTGGGCGACGACCGGCTGATCTGGCGGCGCTACGCGATCGAGAACCTGTGCCAAGGCGACGTCGACAAGTTCCATCAGGAGTACCCGACCACCCCGCACGAAGCGTTCGTGTCGACGGGCCGCAACGTGTTCCCGCTGAAGGATCTGCTGTCGCACTACCACCCCAAGCGTGGGGTCCGCGGCGTGCTGCGCCGGCGAGGCAACAACGTCGAGTTCGTCGAACAGCGAAACGGCTGGCTGACCGTCTACTCACGCCCGTCACGCGACATCTCCTGGGGCGTCTACCTCGTCGGCGCAGACGCCACCCACACCGTCACCGGCGACTTCGCTGTCGGCCAGATCATCAATCGGCGCACCAAGGAACAGGTCGCCGTCTACACCCGCAAGGTCGACCCGGTGCAGTTCGGCAAAGACCTCCAGCTGCTCGGCCACTGGTACCACATGGCGATGATCGCCCCAGAACGTGAAGGCCCGGGCTACGCCACGGTCGGCTGCATCGCCTCCGACAACTACCCGAACCTCTACCAAGGCACCAACGTGGTGTCGGCCCGCGGCCACGTCACCGATGCCCTCGGCTGGTCGACGAACTCGGTGACCAAACACCTGGCCGTCCAGCATCTCCGCCGGCTCGTCACCGAACCGATCATCGAAATGGGTGGCGCACAGTACGGCCTCGTCGTCCACCATGAGGTCACCCTGGCCGAGATGCGCGACTTCGTCACCGACGAACGCGGCACCGGCTACGAGAACTCGGGCGCATCAGCCCACGACGACCACGTCATGGCCCTCGCCATCGCCATTGCCGTCGACGCCCTCGAACCGCCGCCACCGCCGTACGAGGCCACCGACATGGACAGCGACTTCCAGCGCCCCATCGCGCGGGTGTCGCTCGAAGAGGGCCGCTACATGGCCCACCATCCAGAAACAGCCGCACTGGAGCCCGCCGGCGAAGGCGGACCAGTGGTCCCATGGGAGGCATGGGGCGAAGCCCAGGAGATGTTCACATGATGTTCGAGTACAAGTGCCCCGGCTGCGACTGGCGCGACCTGTCGACTGTGCGCGACGACCGGCTTCACCGACCTTGCCAACGCTGCGCCGACCCCGGCCCGCTGCGGCGCGTGTTCTCGGTGTCGGTGCAACGGCCGATGCACGCCCACTGGAACCCGACGACGAACAGCGTTGTGTCATCGAACCGGCAGTTCGACGACGAGTTGAAGCGGCTGTCCGCCGAACGATCCGAACAGACCGGCATCGAGCACCGTTTCGTCCGCCACGACCCCGCTGATTGGCGTTCACTTGGCGTGACAAGTGAGGGTTTGGACGACTCGAACCGTGTCCGCCGGGAACAAGGGATGTCGGAACTGCCCACCCCGCAGTAGAATAGTGGCGAGCAGCAGGGGTGTTGCCTTCCTGTGGCCCGCCGTTCCCCCCACGGCGGGCCACAGTCATTTGCTACACTGACTGTAATGAGTCTGGACGAAACCATCGAGGTATTGGGACCGGACAACAAACCGTCCAGTCATTCATCGGAACATGAAACGGCCGTCGTGCAGATGGTGCGCGACCTGTTCTACCGGGCTCGGGACTCGCGACGCCCGCTGGTGCGCCAGTGGAAGAAGTGGTATCGCACGCTGAACAACCGGACCTGGGCACCAGGCGCATCCTGGGAGCCGAACGTCGAGATCCCGCAGATGTGGCCGATCATCGCGTCGATGGTGGCGTGGATGACCGACCAGCGTCCGATCCTGTCGACGCTCGCCGGCGGCACGGCGTTCTCGCCGCACAACGACTTCTACGACACCCTGTCCAAGGACATGAACGCCGTCCTCGAAGCGGCCTTCGTCGAGTATCAGGAAGATGCCGAGATCACCCGCGGCCTGTGGGACGTGGCGACCTACGGGATCGGCTGGCAGAAGACGGTGTGGGACGCCACGTTGGCTGACGGGCTCGGCGACACCACGTTCCGGCGCGTCGATCCGTTCACCATGTACCCGGACCCGTTCGCGCGGTCGCCGAAGGACATGAACCACGTGATCGAAGCGAAGATCATGACCCTCAGCGACGTCGACCGGGCCTGGCCCGGCGCAGCCAAACGGCTGGGCTTTGCCAACTTCTTGGAAGACATCGACGAATCACCGCACCTGCTCGACCAGTCGATCACCCAAACCGCCCCACGGGCCGTCATGTCGCCCCCAGCGGCCGGCGGATCGACGTCCTACCAGTTCACACGGCGAGGCGGATCGTTCGAACAGAACAGCCGCGAAGAGCCGGTGGTGTCGGTCCTCGAATGCTGGGTGAAGTCGCACTCGGCGACCCCCACCGACGACCCGCAGGTGATGCAGGTCAGCGACGTGTGGACCTGCTACGTGGTGTGCGGCAACGTGCTGCTGTTCGAAGGGGTCGCCCAGGACGTGTCCGGGCACCGTCTCCACCCCTACGACCGGATGGTGCTGTTCGACACCGGCGAGATGTACGGCCCGTCGCTGGTCGACTTCATGTCGAGCCCGCAGGAGTCGATCAACCGGATCGTGTCGATGATCGAACGCAACGCGATGCTGCACGGCAACCCGATCATGGCCGAATCGCCACGGTCGATGTCGCGCGGGCAGCGCAAGTCGAACCGGCCGGGCACGATCATCAAGGCGAATCCCGGCGAAGTGGGCTGGATCCAGCCGCCACAGATGCACCCGCAGATGTCGGTGTCGCTGCTCGGCTACTTCGAGTCGAAGCTGGAGTCGATCTCGGGCATGTCAGCCATCGTGCGCGGCTTCACGTCGAGCGGCCGCAACAGCCAAGGCGTCATGGATTCCGTGCAGGACGCCGCATTCGTCCGCATCCGCGCCACTTTGCGCGAACTTGAGCGCACCCTGCGTGGGATCACGATGAAGAAGGCGGCGAACATCGCCGAGTTCTACACCGAGCCCCGGTTCATGGCGATCATCGGCCCGGACGGCCAGCAGACCCGGCGCGCCCTGAAGTCCCGGCACTTCTACACGCCTCAAGGCCAAGACGGCCAGCGCGTGCCGCTGCGGTTCACGGTCCTCGCCGACGCCGGCTCACAGCTGCCCACATCGAAACAGGCACGCTCCGCCGAGGCCGACACCCTCTATGCGCTCGGCGCGATCGACGTACTCGAACTGCTCAAGGCCAAGCAGTGGCCCAACTACGCCATCGTCGCCAAGCGGGTCATGGAGGCCCAGGCGGCGAACGGCCAGTCCGGTGGCGTCGCTGCACCAGGCAAGCGCGAACGGGCACGGGCCTAGCCCCAACAGCGCGCCCCGGATCCCCGGAACCTCACCCCGCCGGAGGCGGGTGGGTGTTCCCCTGGGTTGCCTTTCCAACAATGCCCACACACGACACTGGACATTGCTATACTGCGCCCCATGAACATTCGCCCAACGGACTCGTTCGAGCGTTCGGACTTCCAGCGCCCCGACTGCTCCTGCGAAGACCCACGTGGCGGTTTCCGCAACAACCCGCGCTTCGAGATCGTCGGTTCGATCGACAACGGCGGAAGTTGGGACTCGCGTCGCGGCAACTCGACCAACCGATTCGTCAACAGCTAGGAGGATCCATGCAGGCGAACATCAAGTCCAAGACCGGCAACGCCGAGGTCAAGAAGATCGGCCACACCTACAGCGGCCAGCACGGCAACAGCGTCAGCGCGCAGCGTCGCGGCTACCCCAAGGAGCCGACGACCATCACCTTCGGCAAGGGCTGATCTATGGCGTCACGCAGCACCAACACGATGGCTGAACTGCTTCAGCGTCTGCTCAGCGACCTCGCCCAAGCGAAGGTGCTGCAAGACGCCGACCTGCCGTTCATCATGGAGTTGGAGACGGCCATCGTGTCGAAGCTGCGTGACCCGATGATGAAGATGCAAGAGGCAGGGATGCTCCCCCCTGGCCCTGCTGCCCCACAGCAACAGATGTTCCCCGGCCAGGGGATGCCCGTTGGTGGCGGCGTGATGCAGGGGGCGGGCACTCCCCCAGTCGACGAGCTTCGTCGGCTGATGATGTGAGGAACCGATGACCGTCACCGACAACGAACTTGGACAGGCCCCCGACTTCGAGGAACTGCTGTCTGCCGAAATGGCGAAGCGGATGGTCGTCGTCGAACAGCCGCGGCTGTTCGACGACGACCCGACCTCCGCCCCCGACCCGGAGCCCGCTGTCGAGCCGGCCCCGATCCCCGACACCTTCGACGAGCCCGAACCCCAGCCGGCCGCAGCCCGGCTGTCCGTGCCGATCCCCGGCACCGATCAGACCTACGACGTCGACGTCGACACCGCAGCACGTCTGCTGTCACTCGCCGCGTGGGCCGAGAACCTGCCGTCGAACACCCGCGAAGCATTCGCAGCGATCGAAACCGGCACCGCCGTTCCCGTCAACCGCGCCGACTACGAACAGTTCGTCGCCTGGCAGCGGATGCGGACCAGCAAGCAGGCCGATACTGACTTCGACGACCTCGACGACGACGACTTGCGACGCTCCGCCGAGATCGCCGAACTACGCGCCGAAGTCGACCGCCTGCGCCGCCAGCCGCTCGTCGACCAGTACACCGCGCAGACCGAACAGGCGACCGTCACGTTCGTCAGCACCGCCGAGCAGTACGCAGCCGAGCGCGGCCTCTCCGAAGACGAGATGGCTGTCGTGCTCAACTACGCGGTCGAGGCCAACGTGATCCCAGGGATCGCCAACTCGCTCCGCCAGTACAGCCCGACCGGCCAGCTGGTCCGCGACGCCGACTACACCGAAGTGGCGCGTCGAGCATTCGACTTCGCGATGGTCAACCATCCCCAGTTCCGGGGGCGCACCGCTCCCGTACCCGGCAACCAGCCGGACCCGACAGCAATCAAGAAGGCCCGTGCAGGGTCTTTGGCCTCCGCTCCTTCGGCCGCTGTCACCACCCCACCCATCGACGTCAGGCAGATGTCCGAAGCGGACCGACGCAACGCGATGGCCGAAGAACTCCGTGCCGCGATGAACGGGCGGATGTGACCCACTAGGAGAAGGAGCCACCCATGGCAACCCCAATCGGTACCGACACGGTGACGTCCATCGCCCACCGGTACATCGTCCCGACCATCACCGATCAGGTGTACCCCGCGAACGTGTTTCTGTACCGGATCCATCGCGGCAACAAGAAGATGGTGCAGGGCGGCACGCAGATCGAAGTGCCGTCGATGTACCGCCGGTTCACGGCCGGAGGCGCATACCGCGGCTTCGAGCCCCTGGACACCACGCCCAGCGACACGATCCGCAACGGCGCACTCGACTGGAAGCAGTACTACGTGCCGTGGTCGCTGTCGGGCCTCACCCTCATCCAGACCGACTCGCCCGACGCGATCGCCAACTTCCTCACTCTCCAGTCGCAGCAGGCGTTCATGGAGATGGCTGAGAACCTGGCGTACGGCCTGTTCCAGAACGGCGTGTCGAACGTCAAGGAACTCGACGGCTTCGCTGGCGCGATCGGCAACGCCTCGGTCGGCAACGCCAACTACGCCGGCATCAGCCGCTCGGCGAACTCATGGTGGAACTCGTCGATCGACGCCTCGACGTCGACGCTGACCCTCGCCTCGCTGCACGCGCTCATCATGAACGCATCCCGTGGCGGTCAGCACCCGACGATCCTGCTCACCCGCCAGGAGCAGTACAACCGCGCCTGGGCGCTCGGTGTGTCGGCCAACAGCTACGAGATCCAGTTCAACCGTGCCCCCGGCGGTCACGACGAACTGCTCCTGTCGGCAGGGTTCACGAACATCCTGATCGACAACATCCCGATGGTCGTCGACCCGCACGTCGACAACGGCCCGAACGCGTCGAACGGCAAGATCTACGCGATCAACGAGAACACGTTCCACCTGTGCGTCAGCCCTCGCGCCGACTTCTACGTGGAGCCGTTCCAGAAGCCGGTGAACCAAGACGCCATGGTGTCGATGATCCTGTGGGCCGGCAACGTCGTCTGCACCGCACCGAACCTGAACGCCGTCATGACCAACGTGTCGGCCTGAGCACAAGGGAGCCACGATGCCTCTTCACATCAACAACCCGTTCGGTGCCCATCGTCCGGTCACCACGTTCGTCGCCGGTCAGGACGCCAACGGCGAGCCCTTCCATCTGCCCAACGCAGTGCAGGAGTACCGCGCGAACGCGGCCATCCAGCGCGGCGAACTCGTCCAGTGGGTCGCCCCGACCGCGTCGGTCCCGCTGTCGGTCACCCCGATGGCAACCGCGTCGTCGCAGCTGATCTTCGCCGGTGTCGCCCTCAACGACGCAGCGACCGGCGAGACGGTGCAGGTCGCTCAGCACGGCCATGTGCTGGTCCGCACTGGTGACGTCACCACGTCGCTCGGCGAGTACCTGCTGAAGCCGAGCACCACCGCTGGTGTCGGCGTGGTGGCCTCGATCGCGGTGGACGCCACCACGGTGGCCGGCACGGTGCTCGGTGTCGTGCTCGGCAACGACGACGGCACCTTCACGCCGGTCTTCCTGACCCGTCTGTAATCTCCATCGGTGGAAGCCAAGGTCGCCGGCAACCCGGTAGCTGGCACCTTGGCTTCCACGGATGGTCCCTTCCCTCAACCCCAAGGTGACCATGTCTCAGATCTACGACCTCGTCCGTGTCGTCAACACCGGCTCGACCGAAGTGGTGTTGCGTGGCAACACGCGCTACTCGATCGCTGCCGGCGAGGAACGCATCATCCCGTTCAACGAAGCAGCCGCCTGGTTCGGTGACCCCCGTCTTCAAGACGACGGCCGGAACCGGTTCCGGTCCGAAGCGTTCCGCATGACACAGAACCTGTGGGGCTTCACCGAAGGGATGAAGTACATGCGGGACCGCTGGGATCCGTCGCAGGGCTTCCTCGAATGGGAGGACTTCAAGCCGTCCGTCGACTGCTTCGACATGGAAGGCAACCCGATGTACTTCCTGATCCACGACCCGGACGGGGCGCTCGGCTCAGGGAACGCACCGGCCCTCATCGACCCGTCGACGCTCGATGCGGCCGCACTGGTCAAGCAGGTCCAGCAGATGGCCGATCAGATGGCGAAGCTCCAGCAGGCGCTGCGCGACCGTGCCGAGTTCGAGGCACAGACCCCGAAGCCGTCCGACCGCCCCGGCCCGACCGTCACGCCCCTGCCGGCATCGACGATGGTCGCCGAACAGTTCAACAACCCTGTCGTCACCGACGAGCCCAACATCGCCGATGCTGTCGTGTTCCCCCAGCCGGCCGCAGACGACAAGGTCACCGACGACGCTCCCCGCACCGTGCGGAGCCGGGCGAAGTGATCGAACGACGCAGGCAGCTTGCCGCCGAGTTGGCTGCGTCGTACCGCGCGTACGGGGACACGTCTGCTGTGCGCCGTGGCCGGTGGAGCGAAGCCTACGACCATGCCCGGATGATGGGGGACAACATCACCACGGTGCGCAGCGTCGCTGATCGCGCCGTGGCACACCTCGACGCTGAACTGGACCGGCTGCGCGGCGAGATCGACGCGTTGAAGGTCGAGCTTGAGCACTGTGACGTGGAGGCCAGCCATGGCTGACATGCGCACCAACGGGAACGCGAACTGCGCAACAACGGGATCGTAGGAGGCCACCATGAGCGAGATTCAGCGTCAAGACGTCCCAGCTTTCATCAAGTCGGCACTGATCGGCGACAGCGGTGTCGATGTCGTCGAGTCGATTCTGTCCGGCGTTGTCGTCGGCGGAGGCGGCGAGGGCGGCACGTCGTGGCTGTCGGGCTCGTCGGCGCCGGCCGGCAACACAGGCACGGTCGGCGACTGGTTCCTGAACACTGCAACCGGCGACGCCTACGAGAAGACCGGCTCGTCGACATGGGTGCTGCGCGCCAACCTCCGCGGTCCGACCGGGGCGACTGGTTCGCAGGGCCCCGCCGGTGCCGCTGGTCCGACCGGTCCTGCTGGTCCGGCCGGTCCCGCTGGGGCAGCAGGTGCAACCGGTGCGGCCGGTGTCGGTGTGCCCGTCGGCGGGACCACGGGCCAGGTGCTCGCCAAGACGTCAAGCACCAACTACGACACGACGTGGGTGACGCTTGCTGCTGGCGGTGGCGGCGGCTCTGTGTCGGGCGATTACGTGCCGCTCAACGCGTTTCCGGTCACTCTTGGTGTCCAAGTCTCGTCGCTGTCTCAGGCCGTCTCGGCGTCTACCACCGTGCCGGTTGTGCGGGTGCGACTTCCGTATGCCTGCACGTTGAACTCGGTGCGCGCCTACGCGTCAACGACTGGCGCTACCGCTGCCATCATCGACATCGAAACCGACGTCAACGGCGTGTCTCAATCCATCTTCGCCAACCGTCCACAGATCGACGCCAACGAGCTGACGTCACTGGACACGACGACCCAGCCGGTTCTCAGCGTGACGTCGTTCGCAGCAGATCAGGAACTTCGCGTTTTCGTCGATCAGGCTTCGTCGGACTGGCGTGGCTTGGCGTTGTGGCTGATCGGAAATCGTCAGTTGACACTTACCCCTTCAGTTCCGGGGACTCCAACCATTATTCAGCTGCTAGCTGAAGGTTCGGGTGCGTTGATGCTGAACTTCCTTGTTCCGTCGGCAAACTATTCACCGATTCTTTCTTACACCGTCGAGTACCGAATCGGCGCAGGCGCTTGGACCGCATGGAACGGGCAACTGACGAACACCGTTGTGGGCCCATTGAGCACCCCAGCAAAGACGACGCTGATTACTGGCTTGACGAATGGAACGTCAACCAATGTGCGAGTGTCAGCAACCAATGCGGTTGGCACTTCGGAGTATTCGTATGCCAGTGCAACGCCGACCGCACCTGGCGGCAGTGCTCCTGGCGCGCCAACCATCACGGCTGTTACGACTCCATCAACTGGAGCAGGGGCGCTCAGCGTGGCATTCACTGCGGGCTCCAGCAATGGTGGAACTATTTCCACGTACCAATACTCGTTCGACGGAACGACGTGGACGAACCGTCAGACCGGAACAACTGCTTCTCCGATTGTCATTACAGGACTTTCAAACGCCACAACCTACGCAGTACGCATCCGTGCGGTCAGCGAAATTGGCAACGGTCAAACGTCAAATACGGTCAACGGCACTACCGCAGACGTGCCGCAGGCACCGAACGCTCCAACGCCGACAGGGGGGAATGCTTCGGTGGCGCTGTCGTGGACAGCACCATCAGACGGTGGAACAGCGATTACTGACTATGTTGTTCAGTGGTCGAGTAACAGCGGGTCGACGTGGACGACGTTCTCCGATGGAACCAGCACGACGACCAGCGCCACTGTCACTGGGCTCACGAATGGCACGGCCTACGTGTTCCGTGTTGCGGCCGTCAATGCTGCTGGACAGGGCGCGTACTCATCCGCCTCTCAGGCGGCAACGCCTTCTGCTGGCGGTGGCGGTGGCGGTTCGACCGGCACGTTCAACCTGAACCCGACAGCCAACAGCGCAAGTATCACTCTCGCAGACTCCTCATTCGATAGCACAACGTATGGCCTGTTACGCGCCGGTACCGGAACTGTAGAGACATCGACCACTGCATGGGGTGTTGGTCAGACAGGCTTTACCGGTGAAGCAGAGAGGCTTGCGATTTCGCAGTTCTTCTTAGAGTTCAACACCAGCGGCATATCTGGCACGGTCAGTTCCGCCACATTCACCGTCAACGTCAACAGCGTTGGCAGTCAGGCGGCAACTTTGGAGTTGTACGCATTCGATTACGGATCATCCATCACGTCGGCTGATTGGCGCAACACTACGTGGATGTCGAACCCTGGAACCCTGTTGGCTTCTCGCGCTTCGGGATTCGGAGAAGGCAGCGTGACCTTTACGGCCAACGGGAACAATTTGAGGAATGCCATCAACGTCGGCGGAACCACGCGATTCGTGTTGATTGCCTCCACCAACAGGCTGGGCACAATGCCCCCTGACCCAACCTCTGGCTCAACGTCTGGCTCCATTTCTGCTGTCGCGTTGCAGGTGGTGAGTTCCTAATGCCGGTAGTCAATTTTGAGAAAACGGATGGCGGCTCAATGGCGCTCCTTTCCAATGGAAAGGTGTTGAAATGGACATTGGCTGGAACGTGCTTCATCTTTGAACCAAACGAGGACGGCTCGTACGTCTTGGGATCTTGGAGACGCGTTCAAGACATACCGAACACCCAGTTTGCTGGCGTGTCTGTAACCTTGAATAATGGTCGCCTTGCTGTGACTGCCGGTGAATATGGAGTCTCTGCTCTAATCAAATCAGTTCAAGTCTTCGATCCAGAAACTGAAACGTGGGAAGTGTTTCAAGGCAAGTCAATTGCTGCGCATTCATTTGCGTTGATGTTTGACAACGGTTCCTTGTACGGCGGTGGCGTACCATTGCAAACTTCTCACGCAGCATTGCTTGCGGGAAGCAAACCACAGGACTCAACGTCGTTCATTCTTGAGTCCAATCTGCCTCCAGATGTCAATTTGGGTCAATACGGTCTTCTCGGCGAATGTGCAGGATGCCTACTTCCCAATGGCTGGTACTTGCTAGTAGACGCTCCAAGGCCGTCGACGGACAACTCATGGCTGACGAGCGTCTTCGTCAATCTCATCAAGCCACTCAGCTATAACGCGTTGATTATGCAGTGGGGTAGGGCAGACGCTAAACCGCGCTTGAATCAGCTTTCGGGTTGGTGGAGGCTTCCCAACAGTGATCTCCGTGGTCGCTGGGCCTCGATTGGTCAAGAGTTGCAACAGCCAACATTAGGAGTTGGTGGCGCTCAAAGCGTGTGGTACGAACCAGGCACAATGGTTTGGATGCCCAAGATCAATAAAGCTGTGCTTGTCGATGGCTTGGGCAGCATTCTGACATTCACGCCACCGTCAATGACACCTGACCCTACCGATTATCCAAAGACTGCTTCCATATCGGCCCTTGTCAATTCAATCACACGCGCCGCAACCATGCCGCTGAGCCCTCTCAAGCCAGCCAACACGTTCAACAGGCTGAACAATCCTGGCGCCGTAGCTGCCACTGACGCTGGCAAGACCGCAGGGCAAATAATTGCACAGGGCACGCTTACAGCCACAGCAGGTTTTGACACTCTACAGCAGACGGCTATTGATGCGTGGAACCAGCAGAGTTGGAAACGTGTGCATGTTCGCTGCCAGAACAACACCAAGTTTATGCAATTTGCGTACACCAGTGTCGTTGCTGCTGGAAGTCAAGAGTTTCGCTTTGAAGGATTGCAGCTTCCTGACTTTTCTGGGGCAACCTGGGACGGCACGACAACCCAACTAGGGGATCAACTGAGCACTCTGTGCCCCATCCTGTGCAATATGGACGAACCCATTGCAATCATGCCAAACGGCGATTTGTTGATTATCGCTGGTGAAACTAGCGGTGGATTTCCATTGTCTCGGTATTTGGTCAAATGGGACGGCTCGCAATCGGTGGCAGACATTGTTTCTGACTTTACGGGATCAGCGGACGTATTGCTTCCGCTGCCTGATGGCTTGGTGTTTGCAAATGGACTTGGTTACCAATGTTCGGAATCCGAGATGATTTCGCATCAAGCCTCCATTCCAACAATCTCACAAGCGCCAAGCATGGTCGTTGCCGGTGAGCGTTTCTCGATGACCGGCACGAACCTTACGGGAACTCATAACGGCGGGTATTTTTCCGAGGACTATCAACCGTGGACAAACATTCCGTTAGTGCGTCTGACCGGAACGGACGGTCGCGTGTGGTACTGCCAGTCTCGCGACTACTCGTACCGGGGAATTGAACCCGGACGCACATCTTCCTGCAACGTCGTCGTGCCTTACGATGTCCCGTCAGGTAGTTACTCCATGCAAGTTGTGGTCAACGGAATCGCCTCGATCAGTCGCCAGATTACGGTTGCCCCACAATCTGGAGGCGAAGCAACTTTCCTCAACTTCATTCAGTGAAGGATGTCATGAATCAATCGCATAGTGCTGAAGATCAGCAGTCTCACGAATTGGTGCTTGTCAGCAAGGACGAATGGGATGCCATTCGTGCCGACATCAGCACGTTGATCGAATGTCATCGTGCGATTCGTGAGCTTGCACCATATGTGTTTTCCCCGGAGGAGATCACAGATCAGCAGCGCATCGAAGCAGCAATGTTCTTGCAGCACTTCTTCAGGACGTACGGATCCGAAGACGGCTAGATGGCTACCAACCACATCACTCACCGCATCCAAGTCAGCGACTTCCGGCCTGGCATGTTCTCCGACTTCCATGCCGGCGTCCCCCCGACGTCCCAGTCGTCGATGCTGATGAACGGTGCAGCCGTCGTCGAGGACACCTGGGGGTGTTGTGCAGACCAAGCGGGTTCACTGGTGCCGTTGCCACGTGTGTCGGTCGGCAAGACGTCCGGCCTGGTCCCGCCGAATCCGGCGCTGCACGGCACGGCTCTGCCGCATACGTACACGCTCGATGCGTTGGTGCTCGACGACGTGCAACAGGTTGGCCGGGCTCCTGGCCCGGAAGTGGTGACCCTTCAGACGTTCATCTACGCATCCGGCGGGTTCCACGACGCCTACGTCCTCGTCCGCCGCTGGCATGAGTTCAAGGCGTCACCGGACACCTCGGACGTGTCGTTCGCCAAGTCGTACGCCGAGGGGCCGGGCGCGAACCGGCTGCTGTCCGGCAACCTGACGACGACGCGCGGGTTCGAAGCAGACAGCTATCTGGCGACCGAATTTGGCGCTGTCCGGGCGTTGCGGCGCGGGTTCGCCTGGGTGGCGCACAGCTACGTCGGGACCGCCGACCCATCGACCGGCAACCAGTTCGTGCAGGGTGCGATCACCGCCGCCGATCAGGCGCTCACCGACTACGACACCAAGTACGCCCCGAACTTCAGCGGCAACTACCCGACCCGCCTACGTGACGGCCTGTATGGCTGGTTCCCGAACTTCACTGCTCCGCCCGGCGTGTTCATGAACTCCGGTGCCCATTTCGACGGTTCGTCCTCGAACGAGTTATGGGGCGCGTTCATGTGTGTCGGCCATCAGGGCCGGGTCGTCATCGCCCAGCGCATCCCCGCCCAGTTCGAGAACCGCAGCAGCGGCCTGTACGCCTGGAAGGACCGTCTGTCGGCAACGGGCCTGCTGCGCCCCGACCTGTTCGGTGGTGCCGGCGAGTTCGTCGAAGAGAACACTTCGGGCATCGGCACGATGGCGTCACTGTCGGCCGACGAACTGCTCGTCGTCAAGCATTCCGGTGGTGGCTACCTGTTGCGCGGCTCGGTGGCCTCACCGACCGTCACCAAGTTGCCGTTCATCGAGTCCACCGGTGGCGTGGCGTCGACAGCGGCGTCGACGCCGCTCGGGCTCGTCTACGGGTCGCGCCACGGCGTGTTCGTGTGGGAAGGCGGCGAGACATCCCGGCATCTGTCGCCACAGCTGGACGGCTTCTTCTGGAACCATGCACCGGCCACCTACGACGGCCATCGTGGCCGGTTCGGCTGGTGGCATCCATGGGTGATGGCCCCTGGCGGCTTCATGTTCGACAGCCGTCACCAGTCGTGGTGGCGGCTCGACGACCCGGCCGGTCACGAGGCGTACAACGTGTTTCAGGTGTCGGGCACCGGCCGGCTGTACGCATTCCCGTGGCGGGTCACAGGTAACAGCCCTGGCGACGTTGTGTGGTCCACAGCGGACCCCGAGGTGCTGGCGAACACGTGGTCATGGAAGTCGCAGCCACTGCTGGAATCGCGCGACCGGGCGTTCAAGGTGCGCGACGTCGAGGTGGTCGCCACCGCGGCGGATGCGGGCTCGAAGTTCACGGTGACGTTGACCGGCTACACCGACGAGGGTGCCCCGGTGGCGTTCTCTCCGTTCGACGTGACGCTGTCGGCGAACACGGACCGGCCGCAGATCGTCAAGATGGACGTCCCGAACCAGTCGACGGCGTTGACCTACATTCAGGTCAAGATCGTCGCAGCGGGCGCGCCAGGGTTGCCGGCCCCGAAGCTCCACGCGGTCACGTTGGGCGCGATCGACACGAACCCGAGGCCGTGATGCCTGGCGTGTCGAACCGCACGAAGCTGAACGTCTCGCCGAACGAACAGGATCTCTGGCGGGTCGTCAGCGAAGTGAACCGCCTGCCGTTCGCCTTCGTCGGTGCCGGCCTGACGCTCGTCGGCCCTCACAGCTTGACGAACGTCGACGAGTGGCAACCGATGCTGATGACCCCGACCGTGGACCTCGACTCGATCGTGGCCGGCGGCACGTCCGCAACGATCCCGTCCGGCGGCGAAGGCGTCTACCAGTTCGCCTTCCAGATGCAGGTGTCAGGGGCGGTCAGCGATGTCCGGGTCACGGCGAACGGCACCGACGTGGCGAGCGCAACGCTGCCGGTCGGCGTCTCCACCCTGCGAATCTCCCCACCCATGCGGCTTGACGCCGGCGACGTGGTGCGTTGGGAACGGCGCTCGGCCAGCCTGCTGTCCACACTGAACGCTGGAAGCATGGTTTCCTTCCATCGGTTAGGCTTGCTGCCGTGACCACTGCGGCACAGATCATCACCCGTGTCCGGGCCAGGCTCGACGAATCGTCGCCGTACTTTTGGGCGGACAGCGAACTGTTGGGCTGGCTCAACGAAGCCCTGCGCGACGCCGGCCGCTACACCAAGCACATCCGTGACCGCAAGACGGTGTCGGTGAGCGCGACCACCGCCGAATACGTGCTCCCAGCCGACGTCATCGAGGTCGAGCACGTCTACTTCCTTCCCGGCGACGGGCGACAGGTGCCGCTCACCGGCCAGTCCTACGACAACATGGACGCCGTGTGGGGCTCCTGGCAGAACTTGCAGGTCGGCGAGCCACGCACCTACTCGCTGTGGGGCACGCCGCCAGCGTTGAACATGAAGCTGTATCCGACACCCGACCAGGCCGGCCAGGTGTCGATGCTGGTCGTGCGGATGCCAACCCAGGCCGCATCCACGTCGAGCACCGTCGATTGGCCCCCCGCATGGGAAGACGTGCTGGAGGACTACATGGAGATGGCGGCGCTGCGCAAGGCCCGCGACCCCCGCTGGCAGGAAGCGTTCACCATGTACACCGCCAAGCGGGACCGCCTCGACGTCGACTCGGACTACGGCACCAACCCGGACACCTTCGTGTTCGACGGATACGCCGGCATCCTCCCCCGCTGGCTCGTCGAAGGCTGACCTCAGCGCGCCCCAGCGGCGCGCCCCGGATCCCCGGAACCCCACCCCCCGAAGGGGGTGGGTGTTCCCCTGGGTGTCTGACAGCATACCGCTTTCTACACTGGTGTGTAGAATCTGTGTGTGCCGCTCGGTGTCCCCACAAATCTTCCTCAGCAGCTGCGGCCACCTTCGATGCCAGCGCGTCCGCAGCGCACACCGTTGCCGCCATCAGATGGCGGCGAGGGCTCGTCGACGACAGTGACGCGCCCGGTGCAGCCGATGCCTTCGGATGGCGCAGGGTGGTCGTCGACGACGTACCGCCGGCCGACGCCGTCGACGACTCCACAGCGACGCATCCCGACAATGCCATCGGACGCTGGCGACCCATTGCCGCAACTGATTCCGTACGGCAGTCCGCAAGGCCAGTCAGTGGCGGCCATGTATCAGCAGCGTGTTCCGCTCACCGCACAGCAAGAGGCCGAGCAGCAGGCATACAAGGCGTTGCAGAACTACGCCGAGATGCAGTACCTGTCGCGCAACCTCCCGCTGTTCTACGACCAGGCGTTCGCCAACAACGCGCTCCAGTTCGACACCGGCGTCCTCCAGCGGGACACGGCCTTCGACCGGGCGCGTCTCGCCAACGCCCAGTACCGCGACGTCGACCTCGCCCGCATGAACGCAGCCGATCAGCTGGAAGCTGCCCGCCGTGGGGTGAACTCCCGCATCCTCACGATGAACGACGCGTTCACTGTCGACATGCGCCGCATCGCCGATCAGATCGCTGCGGCGGACCGCGACTATGCGCTTGGCATGGATGCGGCAACGATGCAGAACCGCTCGCAACTGCGCGACGTCGGCAACATGGCCGCAGCATCCGGCGCAGGGTCATCGACCGGCATGGGCAACATGCTCGGCACGGTGCGCGACCAAGACATGCTGACCCGCCGAGGGCTCGGCAACACGCTGCGCGACGCGAGCGACCTGAACCGTTCACGCACCGAAACCGCACAGGCCGGGTACGACGCAGCGAATCGGTCGGTGATGGATGACTGGTCGACGGCGCAGGCCGACAACACCGCCCGCATGAAGTTCATCGACTCGGTCGCACGGGACTACGGGATCAGTCGCCAGCAGATGGAGCAGGCATTGCGCGACGGGATGCAGCGGCTCCAGATGGACTACGCGACGACCACGCGCAAGATCCAAGACGCGATCACGTCGAACGATTCGATGGCGACCGCAGCCGGCGAAGCGGCGCTCAATCAGATCCTGATGGCGTCCATGGGAAGGGTGTGACCGATGTTTCGTCACCACTCGGAAATCCCTGTCCTCCACAACGTCCTTGATTACAGGAAAGAGATTGCGGTTCTGGAGGATGCGCTCCGCAATCGCACAATCAGTGCCGGATACGCCGAAACGCATCGAGAGGCACTGGAACAAAAGCTCACCACTCAAGCGCGACTTGAGTTGATGCGCGGTGTGGGCGAGCCGTCAGCGCGAGACACATTTCAAGACGCAGGAGGGATGACAGTGGCGAAGCAACCGAAGAAGGTGATGCTGACCAAGGCGTTGTTCGAGGAACTGAAGTCTCAGGGCTTCCCGATCACATACCCCGACGTCACCATCGTCAGCCAGAACGCCCGCACCGTGTCGTTGGAGTTGGATGACGCGTCGTACTCGCGTCTGTGGGAACTCACTGACGACATCAAGAACGGCGACAACGCCAAGCTGAAGAACGTGTCCTCGGCGGCGGCGAGTCGTTCGGCTGAAGCCTGGCAGAACAAGAACAAGGATCTCCGCCCAGCCAATGTGGTGAACCAGCAGCAGGCGAATGCTGAGGCAGCGGTGGCGCGATCGAAGGCTTCGCGCGCGCCGACGCCCTCTGCGACAGCGGCCCTCGACGAGTCGATGTTCGACGATGCCCCCACGGTCGCCGTCGATGACCCCACCTCATCCCCCAAGTCCTCCAAGACCTCCAAGGCCCCCAAGGCCCCGGCCGGGCTTGCAGAGCAGCTTGCACCGCCTGCCCCGAAGACGGCGTTCAACCTTGCACAGATGCAGGCGTTGCAGACCTTGGCGCGCTCCAAGGAAGGGCTTCCCCCGTTGCCGATCAGCCAGACAGGCAGCGCCGACCGCACGCTGATCCCCAGCAAAGACCAGTACGGGGCACCTCTGCCGGAAGGCTTCGAGGACGCCGACTACGTCGAAGAGGTCCGGGGGAGGTCCAAGGTCGATCAACTGATTCGGGAACGCAGCGACCGGTTTGCTTCGATCAACGCCGCTCTTCGAAGTGGATACATCACCTCTGACGAGCACGAGATGCTGATGGAGACGACGCGCCGGAAGTATGAATGGCCGATCTTCGATGCTCGTCAAGCTGAGCGGTTGAAGACGTCGGGTTTGGTCAAGGGCGCGCCATCCTCATCGGAGAACATGGGCGACTACGCGAAGGACTTCGAGGCGCTGGAACGGGTTCAGCGCGTCGCGATCGACCCCGTCACCGGCAAGGCAACCGTTGTCGTCGGCACGTCCGACGACCCGTTCCGCGACGAGTTGATGGGTCGCGACCTGTCGCATCTCCGCCCGAAACGTGTTCGCGATCGAATGGAGGCGTCGTCCGCACAGGCGATCCGTCCGAGGTTCCGCACCGAAGCCGAAGCAATCGCCGCGCAACTGACCGAGGACGCTGCGAGTGGACAGATGGTGGAAGCCGAGATGGTGCAGCGAACCGGTCGTGTCATCAGGGACTCAAACGGCAAGCCAGTGCTCAACCCTGACGGCAAGCGCCAACGTCAACTCGAATACGTGTTCGAGGTCGCGACCGATGAGGAGGTGTACGCTTACAACGATCGTGTGGCGGAACTGGACGCCGCCGTGCGTGAAGGCCGCTTGTCTGCACTGGATGCAAGCCTCGAAACTCAGCAACGGTTCGGTGAGTTGTCCCCGGCAGGTCAGGAGCGGGTACGCGCCGGGCTCAGGAACAGCATCGCGGCCCGCACCTCGCAGGTCGCTGACGTGGTGCTCGCCTCGAACCTGAAGCAGACCGGCACGCTCCCGCCTGCTTTTCAGCTTGGAATGTCGCCCGAGCACGTTCGTGATCTGCGCGCCATGGCCAACGACCCCTGGGATAAACTCGCCCGGCAGTTGCGGGCGAGCGGCTACACGCCCATGGACATCCCCAGCTTGGGCGCAGGCTTGGGGATCCACCCGTTGTACAGCACCGGTGTGTTCCCCGATCCCTACGCCGGCGGCGGGATGGGTGGCCCGTCGCCCGCGCCCGGCTCGTCCGGGTACATCCCGACGCTGAACCCGCAGTATCAACAGGCATCATCGCCGCTGACTCCCCCTCCTGTGATTGCTTCGCCCGCAGCGCAGCAGGCGGCACGACAGGCGATTCAGCCGTTGTCGATCCCTCCGTCATCGCTGCCTGCTGGCCCAACTTCCCCATTCCCGCGTCAGCCGTTGTCGATCCCTCCGTCATCGTTGCCTGCTGGCCCAACTTCGGCGTGGCCTTCTGCGGGTGGCGGCGCAGTC